TTCTTTTTGGGACAGTGCCTTTTCACGCTTTTCCATCTTCTTTTCAAGTGCCCAAAAGCAGAAACCAGTAATCGCACTGGGAACACTCATGGCCATTAATAATGCTGATATATCCATCAACTCCTCCTCAATTAAAAAAGAGAGCTCTCTGCTCTCCTAGAATTCTTTCAGTATCTCTTCTTTTTCAGCTTCTGACAGCTTTGGGTAATCTTCAATAATATCCTCCGCTGTCCGACTCTCAATAGTCATTCTTGCTTTAATTGCATTCACAAATATAGATTTTTTCCATGCTGGCATACTCTACACCCCCAATACTTCAGCTAATGCGATTTGAATAGCGACTAATTGTTCCTTTACTGTGTCAATATCCGCCTTAGGTAAGTCCTCAAATACAGGCTCATGCTCTTCACAAGAGGTATCTATACTTTTAAGAATTTTACCTGAAGGTATTTCTATCCACATGAAGAGCAGTCCGCCTGCTGGTTCCTGAACATCTCCTTGTGCTTGAAAATATACTGTGCCTGATATATCGTAAATTACTAAAGTCATAGTTCTCCTTTCTTATTCCCATGCCATCCAGTTGTATGTTACATTTGGTAATGCAGGTAATCGGAATCCACTTGCATTTACATAGCAGTCGCCTACATTAACTTGGTAACTAGTAACACTCGTTTGCCCGCTGTTATCGTATGCGGTAAACATTAAAACATACCCAGTTATAGGACTGTATATTGTATATGAATCTCCTGCATAGGACGTACCGTCGTTTCTTGTGTCTCTAAACATACAAACGATTATACTGGGCTTAAATGTTAGTCCAGATACAGTCAAACCATACCACGAACCTCCTCCGGCTCTTGAGTAAAAGACGTATTGTGTTAATCCACAAAACACTGACCCACTGGCAAATCTTTTACCTGCTATAGCAGCACCCTGCACTCCAAATATGTTTGCAGTATTCAGTATATTAGCTGGTATTAAATCAGGATCACCTAATATAGTTTGTATATCCGAGAGATACTGTCCGGCGGCTATCGTCTGGTTAGCTGTTCCTGGAGTATATGTCTGTGCTGCTTTTGTAGTTAATGATTGGGTTACTTTGCCGGAACCATTATGGTATCCTTTTGGAATGGTATACGTTCCATTTATGGGTAACGTTTGATTTACTGCTCCGTTATTTACCATAGTCCCGGTAACTTTTAAGTTATTAACATACATTGTTAGATTCGCCAGAAGATATTCTGCCGTTGCGGTTGCATCGGATGTGTCTATGCCTGTTTCTATCTGTCCGATAGCTGCAGCAAGCTGTGCAAAGGTGGCATTTGTAGGTATCACTACTCCAGGGTCTACGCCAGTGATAGCATTCTTAATAGCTGTCTTTCCATCACTGGCTGACTGAAAAGCCTGTTCTGCCTTGTCCTGGGCTTCATTTATTGCTTGGCTTATTACATTAATCTCGTTTGCACCGAAATAGTCACCCTCCTGCTCATATTGTGTAGCATCACTAAAGGATACCGTACCATCCTCATTCTTGGTCTGTATGTATTTTCTATTGCCCTGATAAATATCATCTTTATAATCTGTTCTTAGTGTAGCCATTAAACCGCTTGCCTCCTTCCTAATCGAAATTGTAATCTTCTCCTGCCTGTTATTTGTCCGTACAGCCCCAGATACATTGTATTAATCCCTTTCTCCAACCTGTTAAGCTCCGCATAGTCTATGAAAGGCTGATTAGGGTAGAATATAACCGTATCCCCTAATGGTCGTGGAAAAGTATTTGTATTAAGACTTTCCAAATTGCTTTCAAATAGGTTTATTTCATCTGCATAGTAATAGTCACTATAGGTTTTATCCTCTCCCATTTCTTCAAAAGGGATATCCTTGTATAACTGCAAAGCCATAGACCGGATATGATCCAGATTGTTTTTTATCCGGTTATAATCTTGTATGTTAAAATAATCTGTAGCCTTCCAATCAGTTTTAGGTGTTGCCCACATCCATAATCCTCCTTACTGTCATTCCCCCTGTTAGAGTACCGTTAAAGTTAAGCGTATGATCCTGGACTCTTATTTTCATACCTGGAATAAAGTCGTTTTCCAAGAAAAGAATATCGTTTGAGTCTATCCTGGGATCCCCACGATAGGAAAGATCATACTCCCGATCAGCAGCCATGTAAGCTCCAATCCACTCTCCCATATCCGCAGCATGGCTTATTGTGCTTACTAAAGGATTAGTCCAGGACTCTACAACTCCCGTGCTATTAAGAGATTGAATTGTAGTGACCGTTGTTACGTTATACTCATAACCGGTTATTATGATAGTAAGTTCTGTTTCCTCAGTGAAGCCAGCAAAAGCCAGTTTAACATAATAAGCACCTCTCTCAATTATGGCCACCACCTGACCTGTTGCAGCTCCCTGCAGAGTGCAAACATAGCCATAGCAGGCCTTATTAAAGTTAAAGATATATTCTCCGTCTATCACAGAGGTTTTAACCTTTAGCAGCTGCTTAATGGTCTCGCCTTCGCCATACATTGTCCGGGTAACTTGCAGCTCCTTTACCCTTTCCAGCTTGCTTCCAGATGGCATTTTGGTAAGGTCTGTAGTCTTTTCGAGCATGTAATCTGTAACCTCTCCAAACTCGATAAAATCCACCATAATGCGGTTGTTGGCCTGGGCTTTTGTAAATTCAAGTTCCATCTTATCAAACTCACTGAACTCATGAGATATAACTGTATTCTGCCTTATCTCGCTGACTGTAACATGTTCTACTGGTTCGCCCTCCAGATAAGTATGAATAATAAACTCTTTTGGTGGATTACCACTAAAACTAATAGCCAGACTGAAACATTTATAGGAAGCCTCAAGTACTATGTCTATGGACGGATTAACTAAAAATAAACCGTCTGCTCCAGATACCTCTTCACTTACATACCCAGTATCCAAATAACTCATGCCGGATCCAGCTCGTGGAAGAAAATACTGTGGACTTCCTGCAGCTGTCACATTATTTACAGCGGTTGCATACATATCCTTTGTACCAGCCGTCAGAACATTGGCCGTCTTACTGAAATAAGTATCGTTATCAGAGGACGCTACCATATCCGGAATAAAAGAAGATTTCATATAAATCCTAGCCTCCCTGTCCTGTGTTAAGATGCACCGGCCAGCATTGGCAATAATCTGTAGAGCTTCTTTGTGGCTTACAACCGGCATTGGATTATATACTGTAACATCTTTTAAATACCCATCCAGCCAATACTCTCTCGAGTCCACTCCAGCTTCTGTTAAAACGTCAACTGCCAAGTCATACAAGCTTATACCGTCGCTATAATACTTACCCTTAAAATACGTGCCCTGCATATAATCGAATCGGTCAACGGCTGTAATTTTCATTTGTTTATCATCAGCTGACCAGGATTTAAGAAACAGCTTCGCTCCTGGTACCCACTCCGTTACATTATCCTCTATATCGTATCCAAACTGGACAGAACACTCTTGGCCAGACTCTAGAAAGTTAATGCTGCTTGCATCATTTTCGATATCATATGTCCTGTCCTGATTATCAACGGTGAGGCTAAAGTCAAGGGTAGGCATATCTGCTGTTATAGGGGATATTGACTCTTTCAAAGAAGAGTTAAGGATCTTCTGGTTATCAAAGTAAATACCGATACCCATAGTAATTTGATGTACTCTAAGCCTCCCCTGCCCATTAACCATAGTAAGAGGAATAATCCTTATAAAGGTTGCTTGCGGGAATACCTCCTCTGTTACAAAGCTTGCAGCAGAATTATTGGTTATCGTAACTGCATGGTTATCTGATTCTATTGTAAAATTTACTGGGTATGCCTTCCCGAAATCTATCGTTAGGCCTTTAATGTCATAGGGTACATCAAAAGATACCTCTATACATCCCAGTACATCCGCTGTTACAATGCCAGCATTTAAGAGTCCACCGTTAGCATTTCTCGGAAGGAATAGCATACTACCATCTGCAGGGCTGTAGTTCTGCTCTGCAGTAGCATACAAGGAATCTACCTTGTATCGATTAAAAGGCTTGGTAAGATTAGAAAAGTAGGTGTAATCCTCCGGAGCACTTATGTAAGCTGTTCGCTGTGCTTCCTGATTAATTACACCTATAGTTACTTTCATATAAGATTGATTACGGAGGATCTGCTTCATTGAGCTTTTATATTCCTGGCTTACTTTCTGCATCAGATCACCCCGCAATCTATTATATTTACTTTACATTCCTTGTAGTAAGATGGTAGGCCTCCTGGCCCATTTGAATCCATAGGCTTTGCTGTCCTGTTTCCTGGATACATGGACAGTGTAATCCATGTATTGTTAACCATATCAGGGAACTTGACTATTACAACAAACTTGCGGAATTCTTTTAATATATCTGACCAGGTGGCAGCATCTAAGCAAAACCACTGCAAACTATCAATCTTATATTGATCCCTTCCAACCTTCTGGCCAACGAACTCACCATTTGCGTTTTTACCGCCGTTTACGAGTGTCGCAACTTCAAAGTTCAACCCAACATCAGGTGAAGGGAAGGACTTTCCATTAACCGTTATAAATGCCATATGTACTTATCCCTCCCTTAGAATTCAAATCCTAATCTTTTCTTTGTATTTTCAATACCCTTTACAAGTGACTTGCCGTCTAATTCTAGATTAAGATCCAGAGCGTCCAGAATTTCAATAATACGGTTCAATAGCTCTATAACAATAAGTATATAAGTGTTATCCTGTCCCTGGCTTCCCTTTACCAGTTCTGCCGCTTTTAAAGCCATTTCCAGTAATTTATCCTCTGGAGCTACAACTTCGCCCTGGTGCCTATTGTCTCCGATCATTGCAAGCTGTGGAGTATTCGCTTTTACATAACCGCCCTGTGCAAGCTTTGGTATAGACACTTCCGGGATTGTTGGGATATTAAATCCAAAACTCGTCATTCCTGTAAGCGCCGTTACCCAATCGGGCACATCGAATGTCAATCCATTTAACGATCCTATAATCTTATTTACACCTCTAACAACTCCGTTAGCCATTACTTCTATGCCCTTAAGAAGATCATTGATTACAATCTTTATTCCACTCCAGATTCCATTAAATATATCAATTACAGTTGTCTTTAAATCAGTCCAAATCGTATCCCATTTTTCTTTAATGTTATCAAGTGCTTTAGATAGCCCAGTCTTAATATTATCTATCTTTTCGGTTATACCATCCTTGATATGTCCCCATATCGTAGAAATGAACTCTTTAATACTGTTCCAGACTGTACTCCACACTTCTTTTATTACTGTAAGCTTAGCCTCTATGTTGCTTCTAACTAATTCTATGGCTCCTGATATTGCACTTTTTATATATTCCCACGCCTCGTCAATGATCTTTCCTATGCCGTCCCAAAGATCCTGGAAGAACTTCTTTATAGCATTCCAAGCACCCTCCCAGTCTCCTGTAAATACAGCGACGATAAAATCGACTAAGTCCCCCAATAGGGTAAATATAGTTGTTACAACGGTTGTAACAACTTCTATAAGATTATTAATCACTGTTCCTACAGTTTCAAATACCTGCGAAACATACGGTCCTAATGTTTCCATTAACCAGGCTACAAACGGTGCAAGAGTGGTATTCCATATCTCTGCAATTCCTGCAATAACTTTGCCTGCTAGCTCCAGAAATGCATCCCTTAGAGGAACAATGTAATCCTGTACCAGTTTCTCAAACTTTTCTGACAGAGTTTTAAACACCGGCAAAAAGTGTGTGTTATAAGCATCTAAAACAGCAGATACAATTTTATCAAGGCCGGATTTAAAATCCTCAAAGGCAGGCTTTACATATTTGTCATATGTATCAAAAACCTTTTTCCATGTATCCGTTACAAAGTCCGAAATAGCACCTGTAACGGTCTGGATAGGCTCCAAGGTCCCCTCTAGGGCTGTCTTAATCTTATCCTTATTCTTTATGATTGGATCCGTTAAGGCATCCAGTAAGTCAGCACCTATCTTAGCGGATAAGTCCATAAGGCTTAAGCTGCTGTTTGCGAAGATTGTAACTAAATCTGCTCCAATCTGTTGAGCTTCCGGTCCTTGAAAAACTGTAAATATATCCGCTACTGCAACTGAGAAGTTACCCCAGATCTCGCTGGCCCTGGACGATGCGTCAAGCATACCAACAATACGGTCTTTAATGAAATCACTGTTCTGTTCAAAATAACCAGATATGGCACCTGTCAGGAGCGTGGCAGCTGTAGTACCAATACTGGCAGCACTGCCGGTTATTTTACCAAGAGATAGAACAACAGAGTTAATCCAGGTATCTGCCGCGGTTGCTATTTCCAGTGCTGTAAAGATATCTTTAAGAGACTGCTTAATACTTTCAACAGATGTGTTAATTTTACTGAAATCCACATCACCAAGGCCAGTCTGAAAACCGGTCATGAAGAGTTTTGATAATTCTTTCAGCTTTTCCCTTATCTTATCCAGTGCTGTAACGGATTTATTGGAAGCGTCCTCCATTGCTGTAGCCATCTGGTCAGCCAAGCCAGCGCCTTCCATACCTGCTCCTGCAGAAGCACCAGAACCGCCACTAGATCCGCTTGAATCTTCCGGGGATACAACGTTTAATTCATCTATACTTAGTGCATTGGCTGCCTTTGCTGCCTTTTTAGCAGAATCGGCTACACCATCCAGACTGGACGCTGCGGTATCGGCTTCCGTTGCAATACTTCCGACTCCGGAGTCCACACTGGAAGCAACGGCACTCTTCTTACCAGTTATCATCTCGGTAAAGGAAAGAAAAGCATTCGCCAGAGACTGAAGTCTACCTATTACGGCATTTATCATTTTCAGTATGGGGCTAAACAGATTGATAAAGCCTTGGCCAAGAGTTGCCTTAAAGCTGCTGAACTGTAGATTTAATATCCTTACTTGGTTAGCCCAGCCGTCACTCGTTCTGGCAAAATCTCCGCTAGCTGTGGCAAGTTGCTGTTGTACGAATGCATATCTTAAAGCAACCTTTTCACCCTCAGACATTTTGGCCGTTACCTTACCGTAACCATTAGCAAGGGCGAACTGATCGAGAGCTGTCTGTGTCATTACGACACCTAAATCTTTTAAGGATTCTGTCTCACCGGTAAATACAGATTTCAACTTTGTGTAGGATTCGTCCTGGGATATATTATAGAAAGATGCAACATCTCCGGCCAGACCAGTAAGAGTGGTACTCATATCATATGCAGCACTCTCATTGAATCCGAAAGCCTTCGCCATAGCTCCAAAGGTACCAGTATATCTCTTGGCCATCGTTTCAGATAGACCGAAGCTGGTGGCTGCATTCTTAGCAAATTCATTAACCTTGGAGCTCATGCTTGTAAAGGTTACATCTACAACGTTTTGTACCTCTGCCAGATCACTGCCAAGCTCTATACACTGTGCCCCAAAGTCTACAAGCTTCTTAACTGCAAAGGCTGCAGCAAGGGTAGCTCCTGCCTTTTTCGCAAGGCTTCCAAGACTCTGCATCTGCTTATTAAAACCCTGCTGATTTACCACCAGGTCTAAACCAATTTGTCCTACACTATCTGCCATTCATACCACCTACCTTTATTAGTTAAAGGTCATCGGCGGCTCAGGCACTACTTGACGTTTATCTTTATTTCAAATTCTTTCTTACAATTTCGCCCTTTACACCGGACAAAAATACCCTTTGCCGTACTGTTTTCATTGTAAACAATGGGCATTTCGTAGCCACAGTGGGGACATTTTACTTTCTTTTCTGCAATATCTATCACCTACTTTGCCATAGCCTCGAACATCTTTTCAAAACTTAACATTGCTTGTTCAAAAGTCTGTTTACCCATGCTTTGGGCAGAACGACTGCGCCACTCATTCCGGATACGCTTCTGTTCCTTGGTAAACCGCTTAATCGTATCCTTGTCATTCTCAGAACGGATACTTACCATTTTGCCCAGCGGTGTTTCAGCACTTAAACCGCTTACCAGAGCCTTGAATTCATCCCATTTCATGGTTTTAAATATGTCACTATACAAACGGATACCGTACTGTGTCTGGAAGCTGGAAACGATTAAATCCCAGTCCTCAAACAGATCATAGTACGGATCAGTTACTCCCCCGATTCACTCTCTCCCATTACTAGAGCCATAGCGCTCTCCACAAGAATGTTAAAATCTTTGATAGGAAGCTTAAGCTTATCTATCTTTTTACGGTCATCTTCTTGAAAAATTAATTCATACATCTTGGCCAGATCATTTGGGGTTACATTATTTCCATTACCAACATGCTGCAATAGTTTTAGCATCGTTGGTGCATCAGAATTAACCTCACAGATAATATTCTTAATCTTAATTTTAGGGTTCTCCTCAAAGCTGAGCTTCTCTGTTATATCTACTATCTTTGCTGCCATATAATCCTCCTTAAAAGAAAAGAGAGTAGGAATCCCTACCCTCAATATTCAAAAACTACGGTGTCACCGGTGCCGCTGTAAAAGTCGGCTTGCCTTTACATAATACTTCAAACTCCAACCCATCAATGGCGGTGGAATCTCCGCCTCCTGGAGTGGTTACATTAACCACACAATTAAATTCAACGGTTGCTTTAGAGGGTAACGTCCACTTAAACTTTGTTACTACATCGTTGCCGGATTTCCATGCTAAACCTGCAACATAATCATTGCCGGGATCCCCGTAAGTTCTCTTACCAGAAAAACTAAAGGAGAGCTTCTTGCTGGTCATCATTGCTTCACCCCAGCCCTTGTGTTCCATAGCATTCCATTCTTCAACTCCGCCTTCAATAGACGGAGCAAAGTTTTCCAGATTTGCGATAATAACCATATCTGTTTCGGTACTTGCCAAACCTTCAATACCTATAGCGAACTCATTATCGTACACAGGGTACGTTTTTGCTGTATCAGGCATAATCTACCTACCTTTCATAAAAAATATTTATTTCTATTACTCTTTCGTAAATCTTGCTGTCATCCATATCCACGTCCGCAGGTTCCTCTTGTAGCATCTGGATATAGATAATATTTGTGCCGTTTACTACTGCGTTTCTAACGGCAGCCAGCTTCTCATATAGCTCAAATGCCTTTTTCTCTGTCTCCCTGGCACTCTTAGTCCAATGCACAAGCAGAGATATAGGCTTTAATTTATAAGTACCGCTACCCCCAAGGCTAACAGTAGGTGCCCTGGCTTGCTTCAACTGGTATACTCCAATGGACTTTTCTTTCTTATTGTCCATCTTCCCCATATACACA